CGTATCTACGGTAGGTGCAGATGATTTAGCTATAAGAACTTGTACTGCCTGATCCGGGCCAACACTATCTGTTCCTACTGGAAAATTCTGTTTGAGAATTTTCTTGATAAGTTGCAGATGATCGTCACCTTCTGATACGTTATCAGAAGATACCGGGTTAGTTTTTACAAGGCTGCTTATATAATTACCAGTTTCTAGTGCCATGCCTTATTCCTCAAAAGTATCCTGATGTATTCATTACTCTCATTTCAGAGCCTGAATGCCTATCTCTGTCGTCCTGTTGCTGTAGATCATTTACAACTTGACGCACACCTCTCTCCCATAGCGGTACTCGCTCGTCATTCATTAAGAATGGTTCGGCTTGAAGTAGCGTACCATACAAGTAGAGGTCAGGCGCATTTAGTATTAGCCAGTTTGTTTGTGTAGCATCAGCAAGCGCATCAAATGATTTGTAATAAGTCATGCTGTAACCATAACCATCATCTGGTGTAGGACCAAATAGTATATTATCACCCACTATAGTATACGCATTGGGCTTGCCATTGTTACTCCCAGCCCTTATCCTGTACATTATCTCAGGAGTAATGTATGCTAAGGATATTACTGGGCTAGTCGTCAGGTGTATCTCTCGCATCTGTAGATACCCAGTAGGCAACGCATCTTCCTTCGATCCACTGGGTGTCGTATCAGCTACCGTAGTTTCCATAGCTCTAAGTCGCAACGTCCTGTTGAACGTAGCTTCTGCTAGCGATATAAATTCTGGTATGCGATCAGTCAGGTCATTCCTGTCCAGCCAGTTACTCACCGCTGTCTGGAGAGTCGAGTAACTATTAATTGCCATGACTACCTACTCAGTTCAGTAATATAAACCGATGCTGTGCCTGTACCTGTTATAGCTGCACACTTATCCGCCTCACTTACAGTAAACCAGTAAGGAGTGTTGGCTGCAAGAAATACGGAAGTTGCCACGGCTGCTGTCGGTGCAGTATCAAACTGTACGAAACATGCAGCGGTTGCTGTAACCATGACTACATTTACCTGCGTGGTAAACGCTGAAGTCAGGGTTGATCCGCTTGATGTAGTTGCAGATAGCGTGTGCGTCTTTATAGGTCGCCAAACATTGCTAATATCAATCATATCATTTACCTATATGTTGTTGGGTGCTGTCTTGAAATACTTATAGTCTGGATTATTAAGATAAGCAGCCAATAACTTGGGATCATTTTGAATCTCCCCGTTAGTTTCTGCCATCCATTTCTCCCACATAGTTGCAGGAATCGAAGCTGCATGATGCCATTCACCCACCTTGCCAACTGACAGCTTATCCCCATAGTCGTTATACTTTCGTTTGTTTGCATCTAGTACAGAGTCGACCTTCTCCGTAGTATTAAATATAAACGTGCCTTCAACATCGTCAAAGTGCATGTCAGTCTTACGGTCATTGCCTACATCTAACAGATACTTGCTAGACATAACCGATACCTCCAACCTTTGGCGCACCGTCAGCAGGATCGTGGTCTATGTACGCTTTTTTCAACCAACCAACTGCGTCAGTAGGTTCTTTAGGTGCAGCTTTAGCTTTGGGTGGCTTACCCTTCAGCATTTTCTTAGCTGTTTTCTCAAGTTCCTTGTCCATTTATGCTCCGTTAAGGCTAACCGCTACCTTATTTGTAAGATTAAAGTTACCAGATACGCTTATACGCTCCTTATCTACCCAGAATGGGTGTACCATGTGGTCTAAAGTAGCCGGAAACAACAGTATAAGGTTGTTCTCAGGCACTACATTCCACATACTGACACTCAAAGGGCTGATAGATTCACCATATTTAAATACTATATGCCCTGCATCCTGTACATTAGACTTAGCCTGTACCGTAAATATCTCTGGTGGTACATCTAGGTATATAACAAACGAAACTATACCGCTGTGCTGATGTGGTGGATTGTGATCAAACATTCTCTGGAAGTTTATCCAAAGACTGCTTATACCTATGTCTATATCGCTACCACCGGGAGCAAAGTTGATACGCTTTTCTCCGTAGTGGTGTACCATAAAGTCAAACCACATGAATAGATACTTCAATAGCTGAGGATATATCTCCTCTGTATACGAGTCATCATATTCAAATGAGCCACCGTTATACATATTACCTGCGAGATGTTCCCTGTAATCACGGTCCTTATCTCTAGCTTCTCTACCAGCATTTAGAAGAGAATCCCTCAGTTCGTCAGATATGAAGTTTTGGTAGATGCAAGGTCCGAATGGGAATATTACCTTCCCGCCATTTTCGTCCTGTATATTAGGACAGTTCGTTTCAAGTATTTTCATAAGGTCGGAGGGTGGGTTTCCCCACCCCCCTTAATTACCCTACGCTTTACAGTCAGCTAGGATGCCACTGGACTTCTCGTTTTTGGAAACGAGGCCAGCTTCATACAGAAGCATCTGCTTTTGAGCGTCGCCAGTTTTGGCGAGGTCAACAACAGCCCAATCTCTAAGGACTGCAAGCCCCCAGAAATCCATGTCTAGGAAGAAGACATGCTCTGTACTAGCTAGGTTACGATCCGGCATGATTTTAAACGTGCCGAAATCCGAAACATAAACATCAACAGCATTGACCGCAGTAGCTGGGCCTTTAGCGTTGACGTTATTACGGATAGCGTAACCGGGACCAGCGTTGGAACTAAGACCTGAGATGGCCTGCTTAATGGTACCCGGACATAGGATCATGTCAGGATTGCCACCAGCATCGAAGGCATCTAGGATGACGTTCTTAATGCCAGCTTCCGTAATGGATGCAGTAGCAGTAGCTTCCGTCATAGTGTCAGTTCCAGTACCAGCAGACGCAGCAGGTGAACCAGACGTCGGGTTCATTGATACGTAGTTGGTAGCGATCCAAGAAGGTAGACCAGCAGAGACTCTAGCTGTCGTAGCATTACCCGCGTTTTGCGCGACGTTTGCTGACAACATCTGTTCCCAGTCTCTTTTCATCTGCTTACCACGTTTAGCTAGCTGATAAGCCTGATGTTTGCCGTGTCCGGCGTAATTAACCGCATCATCTGTGCCTGAGGTTTGGACCACGTACCGCGAAATCTGGCAGCGATTGCCCAAACGAGTTGGCAAAGCCCGCGCTGTTGCAGCAGGACTATCATCGCCTTCTATGACGCGGTTCGCGCCACCAGCAGCAATAGTATCTGTCTGCCATTCAAAGTGCGTATTCTCAGCTTTTTCACGGCTGCAAGCACTAAAAAATGGTGTATCCAACGGAGCAATATTGTAGATGACATCGGCTAATTGTTCACGAATTGCCACTGACGAATAAGTCAGTGATGTATTTGTGGCAATAGCCATAGTGTATCTCCTTTATTGAGATGTAAGTAAATCTTCCAGCAACGAGGCTGCGTCATCGACTTTGCCTGTTGACTGAAGACGCTTCATTTTCTCTCTACGTTTGCTTACGCTAGCTTCCGACTTCGCTCTCTTGGCTTGCGTCTTTACAACCTTCGGCTTATTCTTGACCTTCTTAGCACGAACCTCATGCTGTTTTCTGGTCATGTCTTCATAAGCCTTGGCTTGCATAAGAACAAGTATTGAACGATGATCCACCAGTTGCGATAACTCTTCCTGAGTATAACCCTTTGTGAGAGCAAACTCAGTAATAGATTTTGCTATCGCTCTTTGCGTATCAGGATTATTCCATTCCGGCAATATACTTACCATCTTGGAGTGTTCTTCCTGTAGCATCTGCTGGTGTTGGACTTGCATCTCCTGCTGTTGCTGATGCTGGGCTTCATTAGCTTTCACCTTTAACTGTTCGATACCTTCCTGTGCCTGACGATACTCGTCACGCTTTGTCAGATATTCTTCACGGTCATCGACTTTAAGCCTTTCCCAGTCAACATTAGCAAACTGCTGGAGGTGTGCATAGTTACCTTCAATAGCTGTAGCTAAAGCGTCAACATATTGAGCGCGAACCTGCTGAGTATTGGCAACCTCTTGCTGCATCTGTTGAGCAGCAACATCCATTTGCCTCTTGTATTCAGCTAATTGTTGCGTTTTTTGAGTGTAATCCTGTTGGCGAGAGTAGCCTTTGATAAGTTCGTCTTCGGATACTTCCACATCTTGTCCGTTTACCTTTACAGTATAGACCGTGGATTCCGACTCGTCCTCATCTTCAACTTCTTCTTCCTCGGATTCTTCAGATTCATCATCAGTAACATCCTCAGATTCTGTTTCTTCGACTTCTTCAGTTTCTTCAGTTGTTTCATCAGATGCCTCTACGTCTTCAACTTCTTCAGACGGTTGCTCCTCTTGGTCTGGTTGCTCTTCCGAGTTCAGTAAACCAAGGATTGCTTCTTGAGCAGCAGGTAAACTGCCGGGATCAAGATCGGGGTTTTGCGCTACATCTTGGGGATTCGTTTGAGTATCCGCCATGTTTTACTCCTATAGTTGATATTCCTCAAGTTTCTTCGCCATCTCTCCAGTTTCAATAATACTGGTTAGATGAAGGCGTATCCGTTCGAGGAGTCGTAAGGATAACCAGAGGTTCTCTCTGGCTTCGGTATCGTGAATGCCTGTATGATCCCACGCATCCGTGATATCTTTTGCAAGCGTATCGAACGCTTCGTTTAATAGTTCATCAGAAAGTAGATTTTTTGCGTGTGCTTCTCTTTGCTCTCTATCCAAGTGCTACACCTCTGCCTTGTTGTGCTTCTAGGTTCAATTCAGCAACTTTAAGTTGCGCGTCGACCTGTGCTTCGGCAGCTTCTTGTTGGATTTTCATTTGCTTAACTTGCACATCAGCAGCTTTAATTTCTAATTCTTTCTGTTTTAATTGTAGTTCAGCCTGTTCCATCTGTTCGCGTGGATCAGGTTGTGGTGGTACGGAAGATGGATCGGTAAGAAAGTCATCAACATTCTGGAAGCCCATATTCTTTATAAGGGCTGCTCCCATGTTGTACATATTCTGTTCATTAACAATCTTCAAGCCACCACGCATTGCGTCACCTGCAAACTGTAACATCGTTGTCAGGTGCATAAGCTGTTGATCCCTGTTGCCATTCCCGATACCTACGGAAACAGTACAGTCGTACTGATCTTTCCACATGTCAGGTCGGACAGGAACCCATTTATTTCTAAGCATTATAACTCGTTGATGATCCTGATTCTTCAGGACGAGTTCATAAATATTTTTCATTAATTCTTTAACACCAGTTTCCGCAAAACATCTTGCGATCAACTCTACCCTCGACTGTGCTGCTGTCATAGTTGCAGAGACAGCGGTAGCCGTAGTATGCGATGTTAGAGCATTTTCATTCAAGCCTTGACTGAATTTGTTTACGCCACTCCTTGATTCTCTTAGGTTATCAAGGTAGTCAAGCATTGAGAAAGATGACTGCTCTAACTGTGGGGTTGCCAAAGGCATTATAGCATTGGGAGATTTAACTCTGACTACACCGCCCGGACGTTGTGTAAGAAGATCATCTAAGTTCGCTTGACCTTCAAGGACAGCGTACCGACCGAAGTTCTGATTGTACATATTGTCCATTAGATTTCGCATCAGGACGCTCTTAATTTTTTGAATGTCCATAACAAGATCAGCTATAGACAAGCCAAAGAACTTATGCGGAATCTTTATCGGTGTGATACTTACAAATGGTATACGATCTATTTCTTCGTTAGCTAGTACCTTCTGACCAACAGAACATACTTTGCGTAGTTCAGCAATACCATCACCATCGTAATCAATCTGCATAAATGATTCGTGCAGCCAGTAGGTTGACAGGCTCTCATCATCTGAAACAGTAGTACCATCACCCCAAGGTAGACCTCTTGAGTTGTCATAATCAAAACGTGCAAGATCATTCTGATAGACGTAAGAGTCTTCGCCACTACCTAACTCTTTAGGATCAAGGTCTTCGTCAGGGTACATTAGCCTTAACTCAGATAGAGTCTTTAATACTCGATGACAGGTGAACCTTGCATCTTCAATTGCCTTCGCTTCTCTGGAGATCAGGAATTCTTCGGGTGGCACATTCTCTATCTTGACCTTACCCACGTAAGATTTACGGGAGATGACAACATCGTGCTTCATACCATAATCATCTTGGTATTGGGTATGTTCTTGTACCTCTATACTAGGGCTTATAACAAGCGCATTAAACTCTTGTTCGTCAAGACCATTATACTCTTCTCTGTTCCAGTCTTCGTACTCATCCCACCAGCACTTCACAATACCATTCTTCTGTAAGAGAGCATCGGTAAACCAACTGTAGAGTATTTCCCAGCCGGGATTATCCTTCGTGAAAATATAATTCACATAATCCGTAGCTTGCTGTGCAACCTCCACATCTTCAGGACCATGCGGTGCGAATGTAACCATCTCGTCACCACTGGCAAACACTCTCATCAGAGAAGGTTTGATCCATTCAACGGTATCCATGACTGAAGAGTCTACATACTGGCTTCTACCATCAACCTCATTGCCAAATGGCTGACTATAGTAGTAATCCAGAGCAGCTTCGCGTTGTTCATTGACGGTATCATGGTAACCAAGAGCGTCAGCTATCTCATTATTGACTCTCTGGACCAGTTCTTCGTCAGATATTTTTTTAGATGATGCCATAATTCTTATACTTTATCTCGTTTGTCCATGCTGGGTCTTTGCCTGACACGGCAAATCGCTGTGATTGGTAAGCATAACGTGTAGCAGACATGATATCATCTCTGATTGCTACGACTTTACCACCTTTTCTGTGATACATTCTGAACTCTTCAAACCAGTCTGAGAGGGTAGAAAATACCTTGAATTTACCGTTCTCCATGCTCTGAAGCATAGCCATAATGCCCTCTTCTATACTATTACCTCCCTTATTCTCGCCTAATGCAGGTGGATTAGTAAAGTGATCCAGCATTATATTACAACCTAGATTGCGATACTGGTCAGCAAGGCCGGGATTGCCCATTGAATCTCGTCTATTACCATCATGCGGGTACGCAATAGGGATAAAGTGTGGTCTACCCCGTATAGCTTGGGAATGAACCGTGGGTGACGCCTTGGACATCCTGTAACAGTCGTAGACGTAGAACATTTCTTCATCCCTGTCTACAGCACACCATACAACTGCTGTAGGATGGTCCCAACCAAAGTCTATTGCTGCTATTCTAGGCCAATGATCCTCCAAATGGATAGGATCAGTCATTAATTTCTCTTCGTTGACAGGAAATATGAGGCCAGAACCAATAGATGGCCTGCCATATCGCCTCATTTCCCGCTCATGTGGGCTATAACTGGACAGAATCTGCTGCATAACACCTTCATCTAGGTGTCCTTTATGTCCTTTAAGCGACATTACTGTCTCAGATGCGTCATCCCATGTAGCATTTGTTAAGGATTGACCTGTCTGAAGGTTATTCATGAAGGATGCAACTGTCTCAGTCATGCCCTGTTCTGGTGTAAAGGTCATATATACCATGCCTTTACGGTCCAATGTACGTGTAACAGCCTGTGAGTAGATGTCTCGGCTGGGTTCTTCATCCAACCATATGCAGTCTACACTACGTCCTTGCCATTTCTCTACACCCATCTCATAGGCTTTGAAGAATAAAGAGGAGTTCCCACCGCTAACGTGCTTTATAAGAGCAACAGATTTAGCATTAGGTACACCGGGTTTACGTTCTGTCTTTATTATATAGCTTCTTGGAACAGTACCCGATCCGAATGCTTCTGGGTCATCAGGAGAACCCAATAACTCATATTGTACAATGTCTCTTGTGGTTTCGTTGGAGACTCCACCTGCCCACGCTATAATAGGTTGGTGGTATACCCGCCCTTCCCACCAGTCAGGATATAGCCCTGTTAGGTGGTATGATAACTCTGCACTCCCGCAATAGGATTTACCTATACGGTTAGCAGCCATTAACAGTCGCTGATTGGCTTCTGCTCCTGTCTTGTGGAACTTCTGTTGGTAAGGGTAGGGATCATAGGAATTTATCCGGTTATATCGTTCCCGTTGCCTTAACTCCCGTAGAAGTTCTAAGGCTCTAGTGCTTGAGGAGGGCATCTAATTCCCTTTCTATATCCTCTTTCGAC